CAGCCTTCTGAGGATTATCTAGATTGCTTCCGAGGGAAGCATCTAGGCCTCTGCTGTCTACATCATAGCCAAGAGCGTTAGCAGCATACTTGTAGCGTAGAGCAAAGGCGAGTCCAACTGGACCACCCATGGGCTGTACGCCGACGATTTCATTGGTGATTAACTCGGGGAACGTACGACGAATCATTGGAATGAGAATCTTGGGCAAACGGGCATCGCCAGAAGCGTACCAGTCAGATCCACCACCCGGAACGTTACCACCAACGCCACCATAAGCACCGGCATTAACCGAGCCAAAGACGCTGGAAGTACCACCAGCAACGTTCGCTTCGTTGATGCACCAAGCTTCTTGGTTTTCCAAGAGCATGGCTGTATTCAAACGAGTGTGATCGTCGTTAATGGCCTTAACATTATCGGATGTATAGTCTAGAACTGGCTTCCACTTTTCAAGCAACGCTTGTGCGCGACTCTCATCAATGTAAGACTGTGTAGGTCTGATTGATTTCATGTATTAGTTCTCCTTAATATTCGACCTGTAGAAATATTTCTACAATTTATATTCAGGCTTCTCGCCTCTTTAAAATTAGTACTTAGAAAGTTCCTTAAGATAAGGATTTAAATGAGCTGTATCTTCTACAGCTTCTACTTTTTCTTCAACTACAGGGCGGTCTACTGCTGTAGCCGCAGCTTCCTGTGTTGCTTCTTCTTTGATATTTTGAAGCCGCTCTTTTTCTGTCTTATCGAAGAGACCTAGGGCGTAATCAATATTTTCTGTGATAAATTGTGCATCCTTATTCTTCATCACTTTATTGATGTAATCCTTCTTGCGAGAAGGTAATCCTACTGTCTTCTTTTCTAAAGTTAACTCTGCATTTAAAGATGCAAGTTCTGCTTTAGTCTTAGCTAATTCTTTATTAGCGGCTTCAAGCTTCTCAGAAGCTTCTTGTATTTGACGCTTTCCATCAATGATGGCTTCACGAACACTTTCTTTCGCTAGGGCAGCATCAACACCCAAAATTGATCTTAGTTGATCTAAAACTTCTAAGGCCTTACGATTCTTAACTGCGTCCTTAACTTCATCAGCAGGAATAACTTCGTCAAGATAAGCCTCGAGATATGTGCTTAGATTGTCAATTGTTTCATCCTTAAAGGTCTTAGCTTCCTTATTTAAAGCTTCGCTGTATTTAGCAACAATACTCTTTAGCTTTTCAGCGTGATTTTGATCGATAGCTTCAACAACCTTTTCTAATTTGGATGTATGATCGGCATCGATAGCACTGAGAAGATGTTCGAGCTTCTTGCTGTAATCTTCATCTTGTTCAGTAAGAGCCTTAGTTACATGAATCTGTACTTTTTCTTGAATAGCTGTATTAAAAGCATTTTCAATTTCCTTAAGAACTTCTTCAGAGAGTAAATCCTGGGTTGCTTCCTTTAGAATAGCTTTAATATCTTTAGCCATATTAGAACAACCTCACATTCTTGTTCTTAGCAATACGATTTGTAAGTTTGGATTCCATAACTTTCTTTAAATATTTATGTGCCTCGGCATAATTTTTTTCATTTAATTGCTTTAAAAAGTTGACTAAATTAGCTCTTTCTTGCATATTATATTTATTATAGTTGCCTGTAAAATTCTTGGATTTTTGTTCACATTTTTTACACATTTTAATATGGCCTTGTTCATCTTCATAACATTCCTCATCGTTAATTTTATTACTATTAGTATTAGATGCAAGCTTTGCCGCTAAGCTTGTAACAAGTGGCAACGCCCTAGCAGCTACAGGTACTACTCTTGCCACAACTGCAACAGGGGCCATTTCTCTCAGTACACTCATAACACTTTACTAATTTTAGTAAAAAAATCTAAAATTTGTTCTTTTAAAAACCCTTCAACATCTTTTCTGGGTAAATTTTTAAGCTGGTCAGAAAAACTATCATAGCATTCCTCAAACCTACCATCCTGGGTAATAACAAATTGTTTTGATTCTAATATACCATTTACAAAAGCTTTTGGAAAGCTAGGATCAGCAACACAGTCGACTGCTACTAGTCGAAATTCCTTTACACGATTAACACCGTTACCACATTCCTCGAGTTTTCCTAAAGCTCTTGAACTCATACCAACACGAACACCATCATTTACAAGACTTCTAACAATTTGACCCATGGGTGTTGTAAGTACTTTGGATTTACCGTAATAAACATTTCCAGTACGATTTAGTTCTGTTACTAAATGACACGCCCTTTCTAAATTGACCTCTGCTGCTGTAGGATGGTTAAGCTCGCCCATAGATCTATTTGCTTTAACCATTTCATTAATGTAGCGATTAACTTCTTTATCCATCTCCTGGGAATCATATATTCTTTTATTCTTATTAACTTCTTCACATTGCATGTAAGGCCCCTTAATATACATAGTACTGGGCTGATTACCGCTTTTCTCCTCAATAACGTATTCGTATTGGTCTTCAGGGGCTGGTGTTTCTACTAAAAGACGTAAAGCCATATTAATATTTATTGTTTATTTTGTTATTTTCTAAGCTCTTTTTCAGTTAAAATAGTAAATTCGTAACCATGTTGTTTGGCAAATTTTTTTGCAGCTTCCCATTTAGCTTTATTTTGTATAAATGTTAACTGTTCGTAAAGTAGGGTTTTCTTTTGTTTACCTGGGGTATTTTGCGGTTCAACAGTTTGTTTGTAAGGTTTGACCTCGATTAAATATTTTTTCAACCCCTCCGCAGTTTTAAGCTTTACAATAGCATCGACAATATATCTATGAACCTTTCTATCCACCGGGCTTTCGTAAGGAATGACAATACTCTCACTACCCCACTCGACAACATTTGGGTTAGTATCGCACCACCGAAATAATTTTAATTCCCAGCTGCTAAGATATCTGGGTAAATCATGGCCTTTGTATTTTTCCATATGTGTTGGCTTAAAAATACCCTGAACAAATTTATTATTTTTTATTGTTAGTTTCAAGTTAACCTACAAAAAAGTCTGGTGGAGCAGCATCTCCTAACCCGGGAGCGCTCTCGTATAGTTTTTTTTCTAGTTCTATCTTTTCAGCTTTGCCATCTTCGAGAATAGCCGCGTTAATTGTGCCTCCGCCAAATAATTGAGTATTTTGATATTTTCCTCTAATTGTTCCAATGGCAATTTTTGTTAATGCAAGGGCATATTGATAAACCCATTGCTCTTTGATAATATCAGTTAAAGGCCTTTCTACATAACATGTAAGGATGCCCCAAAACCGTGTATCCCTTGGTTCAGGAAATAATTGAAGATATTGTGTACGAGGGTCAAACCTAACATCACGCCTTAGCGCTAAAACCTTTTCTCTAGTATCTAGCCATTGCTTTAAAACGTACCAACTTATTAAATCAAACCCATAATTACCTAACGAGTAACTAAAATATGTTTGTTGTGCTAAAGTTTGTTCTATAGTAAATAGGGTATTAATACCGGTTGAGCTGCCTTCCTCAAAATCCAAAACATCTATTACCCTACGATAATCATCAATTAAATAATCATAACTGTTTAGCAATTCTAATTCATTTGGTTTGTTTTGATCTATTACTTGAAACAAATAAGGATTATTTGCTTCTCCTATTACCATTCTACCTATGTTATATAAACTTGTAATATCACTAGAAACGTCTTTGAATTTAGCTCTAAAATTAAAATCTTTAGTTAAACTAAACAAAACATCTAAACGAATACCTTTTCCTTTTTCGTAGAGTGAACTATCAAATACCAAATACTCTTGTGTATAGCCTGCGTATTTTGTAAACATCTCACATGCTATACTGATAAATTCATTGAGCTGGTCGGCATGTATCTCAATGTTGATTAAGGGAGCCCCTAATGCCCGGCAAATACGTTCTCCTAATCTTTCATAACTTTGAATTTTGGATTGTAAATTTGTGCTGTAAAAAGCACTTACCGGTTCTACAGTACTACAATTCATATATTATTTATGGTATTGGTATAGTAGACAAAAATAATACCGTACTATCTGGACTCGAAAACCCTTCATCAACCACAACAGAACCTGCTGTGGTCAAGCCTAATAAAGGTATTAGCCCTTCACCAGCAAATAAATCTGTTGGATTGGGATTAAATGAAATACCGTCACCTGCAAAATAAGTCCAAACAGGTCCCCGAGAAACATAGTATACACTAGGTATACCATACATATTAATTCCATCACAAATAAACTTTATAACAGTTACTCCTAACGGTGCAGTTAGAATACCTGTAACTGTTGAGGTATCTGGTCCATCAAAAGCCATAGCTCTATAATTTGTGTATGTAACAGTGTCATCATTATCTTTTCCAACTAGATAAAAATTACCCCCTAGTGAAGTACCACCATAATTAACATTATAAATTTTCTTTGGAATAGTTACTCTATCTAACCAAATCTTTCCGTCTACTGAAGAAAATATACATTTTGAAGGCTCCAATCCTGCAGCAACAAATAAATCATTACCATAGGCAATAGAAGAAAATCCGCTCACCGAAGCATTCGTTACTAAAAGATCAAACCAATTACCACCACCTTCAAGCCGTGAGGATAATGCTATATACTGTGAATTTTTTGCTACAGCTACCCAATAATCTTCACCATATGCAACATCTGACCATAATCTTGATGCTGGTAGTTGAAAAGATTGCCAATTTAATCCATTATCATAAGAAACCGCACCAAGATCATACGCATTCTTGCCGTCAAAGCCACCACCAGCAACTGCAACCCATGTATTATCGGCGTATTTTACAGATGCCCAATCACCTGTGAAGGGTAATGTAAATTGTGTCCATGTTAACCCGTAGTCTGTAGACCTTACACCTATATTTGACGCCGAAGCAACCACGACAAATGTTTTATTACCATAACTAACACATGACCATTGTCTTGTTATATCAAAATTTTCATATGTCCATGTTAGACCGTTGTCGGTAGACCTTGCCGCAGAACCGAGTGAATGTGCTACAGTAATCCAAGCGCTATTACCAAAAACAATTGATGTCCATTTTCTTATATCAGGTAAAGGTACACCATACCAAGAAACCCCGTCATCAGACCGTGAAGCTTTATATGAATTGTACGGAACAGCAATCCAAGAATCATTGCCATAATATACAGATGTCCATATTTCGTTGGTAGAAAAATTAACCAGCTCTGGTGTAATTTGCGAGACAATCTCGGATGCAAGAAGTTTATAATCACTTTCAAATGTTAAAACTCTCTGACCGTAACCATCTTGTTGAATAATAAGAAAATATTCACCGCCTTTTTTCATATTACCTGTGTTAATATTTTTTAACGTAGAATTACTTGTTAGCGAAAAATATGCAACTTGTTGTGCTGATAAATTCCAAAATATATCTGTATTGGTTGTTGTAATATTTTTCATAGAGAAGTTTTTACTTCTCGTATTTTGCTGTACTAAATTTAATCTTAAAGTTGTATCAATAAAAGGCCATGTACCGCTGTTTTGATATACATTATTATAGACTGAAGTGTATCTTGCACTATTATTTTTGAAGGATGAGCCAAAGCTTGCTCCTAAATTCCATATTCCGCTCAAACTAGTTAAAACACCAGTAACACCAGGGTAAAGACTATAGTCATTACTCAGTGTAAAAATATTAGTATAAGCTCTGTACCATTCAAAACTATTTGCTTCTGCATTGACAGTGATTGTATAAAATACACTATCTAAAGTATTAACAGAAAGTCCTTGAAATGTTGTAATAGAATCATCAATAAAAGTAACAATATACCTTACATCTACAGGTATCGTGTCTAATTCAATACCTGAAAGTGCTGTATAAAAAATACCTAAAAATGGATTAGTAGCTGAAGCTATTGGATCTGTGGCGCTATCGGGATATAGAGAATTAGGAAGGGTATGGTGGTTGGCCCTATGGTATTTGTTATGATATAAAAAATTGCTCATGGGCCATAATAGTTCGCCCTATGACCGTACATAAAATTACCATCATATACAAATGTTATAATTGTTCGACTATTTGGATCAAGAGCAATAACGTTATTTAAACTAAGGGAACTGTTGAAGCGAAAGCCCGAATCAAATGTTATATCATTGCCCCCTATATTATTTTGAATAACATTAAGTATATATACACCGCCTTTCTTAGCACTTATTACATTACTAAAAGTAACCGGTTCAGTTAGGTAGAGAAATGTTACTTGATTTAACGCCACATCCCATACTACATTTTTTGTATCTTGATTATATGTTAAATCTGTACCGGAAAATGTTTTTGCTGCTGTATATTCCTGTACAAGATTTGTAAACATTTTAAAAGGAGCATTCCAATCTGCACTAAATGTAGATACTGTTGTGTATACACTTTCATAATTTGCACTGTTTGAAAAAAAAGTTGTATAAGCATTGTATCCTAAAGACCATGCTGCAGATAAGCTAGTTACTGTTTTAAATAAAGAGAGCGTAGGTGCCCATATGCTTGATAAAGCATTTACAGTTGACCAAGTTGACCACCATTGAATGCTATCAGTACGAATAGACAAAACATTATTGCTATCAGGTAAAATATTATAAAAAGCCCCTAAAAACGGCTGCTCTTTTGTTGCGATTGGGTCTAACCCCGCGTCTGGAAGACCGGTGGCCGAAATTGAATGGTGGCTTGCACGGTGAAGCTTACTATGAAAAACATATGATCCGGCCATAATACTCCTTATATATAGTTATTCAAAAACACCCCTATTTACTGTAGCCTGTGAGGTGTCAAATCTACATTTATTGGTTCATTATTAATAAGTTGTGATAAAATATATTTTTGATAGTTAAACAGTAATTCAAAGCATCTATTGATAGTTTCTGATTGAAAATTCTCATTTATATAAACATTTGCATATTTGTTAACGTCTTTAATTTGCTTGTCTAAAACTATAGAATTATAAGTGGTGTATATAAATTTGGTTGTATTGTCTGTGTTTTCTTCCGTATAAAATCTATATATTATATTATCAACTAATAGATTTAAATTATAAAGAAGCTTTTTAATACTTTTACTATAAACCCATGATGACGTATATTCTCCCGGTCTAATAAATGTTTCTTCCTTAGAGTAAATTTCAAAATTATCACGTTTAATTAATGATTTTAAATTTAATGTATCTTCAATAATGTAGAAGTATGATGTAGTAGGCGTTACTGCTTTAACAAGCAACAAATCTGTTTCTTCATCTATAGAAGTTGTAACTATCCAGTCAAGTACTATATTATTTAAACTATTATCGCTAACAACTGCTATATTTTTATCAAGCTTAGTAAACCATTTTTTTAATAGTCTTTTGCTCGAAAGAAGATACACTATATTACTGTCATAGTTTGCAAATTTTATATCCTTAAGAACCTCTTCCGTGGTTTGATCCTTTATTATCTCAATAGTTGTCTGTAATGTAATATTCTTTAAATCATTTATATCAAAAATATGTAAATAAAAATCTGTTAGAACTAGCAATTGATTTGTTGGACTATGAAATGCCAAGCCATTAATTTTTAAATATTTTTTAAAAAAGTTAGATTGTGTAGAGGTACTTACCCAGGAAAAATTATTGTCAAATATTTTAAAGCATTTATTATCTACGTCAGCCACAAGAAGAAGATTATTATATATAGTTGTTAAAAAGGAGGGATTGTTAAATTTACTTTTTTCCTGTATTGAACCCTTGCCGCCTATAATATTTTGTTGAAATAAAATATTTTTCTTTATATTATCATCTGTTAAGGAATCTTTTATATTGTAGCTGTATAAATTGTTATAATTTGATTCGGTTACATAGAGCGTTTTGTTGTTTTGTTGACAAATACCACCTATTTTGTTAAAGAAAATACTTCCTTCTAACGGGTCGATACTTTTCTGTACAAAATTAACATTACCAGTATAACTGCTAATTATTCTATCACCAATATCTTCAAATATTCTGTTGAGAGTTATAACCCCAATAGCACTTGTGTTAGCAAAGAGCGTATAAAATACATTTTTAACGCCTGATTCTATAGACAAAGCTTTATTACTAGAAGAAAGCTCTTGTGTTGTTAGTATTAACTGATTTGCTACAGCTGCATCTAATTCCTTAGGTACAAATCCTGTATTTTGAGCAAATCGACCTTTATAAAAATCGCGAGGCAAAAAAGATGATATAAAACAAAGCTTATACAAATATAAAAAATTAATATAAAGTTTTTCTATTTTTTTATTAAAACTTGAAGAAACAGCTAGTTCGTTTGGCTGCAATTTTATACTATCTAATTGATACGGAAGTGAAAACGTGTCTGAAGGAAGTCTATCGTATTCTAATCCTTCATTCGCAAATTGTTTTTTAATATATATCATCTTTGAAGACCTGCGTTTGTTATTACATTTCCAATATAATTGGGCTGCTGCAATGCTGCACTAGTAGTAGACGTCTCGCTCGACCATATTAGTTTATTTAGTTTTGCGTAAGCAGGCAGAGCAGATGTTACTGTTTTAATAATCTCTGGCTCGAGCGCTCCCCGGCACTGATCATCTAATAAATCTGTTTTTATATACACATTTAATAACCCACTCTTAGCACCAGGTATTTGATTTGTAAAATACCTGGCTATAGTGTCAAAGTAAAATCTTCTACCAGCAGGAATATCCCAAACAAGTATATCCGGTTCGATTTTTTCTTTGTAAAACATATTGATATCAAAATAACCTAATTCTCTATTGATCCAATAAAAATTTTGCACAGAAAAATCTTTTATCGTATAGTATATCGTATTTTTATTTTTAGTTAAAAAAGTATTAAGCAGTGTGTTGTTATAAAAGGGGGTCGCGCCAGCAATTAAATTATCCATAGCTACAGAGGTAAAAGCATAAACACCTGGCTCAAAATTTTGATTACTATATTTTTCTCCATCCAAATAAAGACAGGCTTCACCAGTAAAAGAATTTACAGTTATTGTAAAATGATGAAACCCCGGGTTTAAATCTTCGCTTAAAACAGGTAAATTTAAAATAGTAGAATCTTCAGTATTAAAAGGATTATATAAACGTGCTTGAAACGAATATTTGCTTATTAATGTATTTGAATATGATAAATTATAATTATAGTTACTAGGATCAATATTACAGAATGAAGTATTATCTAGCGATATAGTCTTTATATCTTCACCGTTTTCATTTATTTTTGTTATATACATTTTATTGCTGGCAGAGCATGTAAGAAACACACTTTCCTCAAGAACTCCGTTTACAAAATTTTCTGCAAATACAATATTTTGAATAGTTGAATTGTTACTAGACAGTAACCGGCTAAATGTAAATGTCTTTTTAAATATACCAAATTGACCAAAAATATCTATATTATTACCGCTTACACACCATATATTATTATTTTTATCAATATTAAAAACATCGTAAAGCCCTGTACTGTTTAGTACTGAACTAGGGGTAAAAGTTCCTGTATTAATATCCCAAACTGAAAGTGTACCTTTTGTATCGGATGCTTGCTTTTTGTTTAGAAAATAAACACTATTTTTTATCACTCTTGGTGTTGTATTGTTAAAGGTAGATAAGACATATATAGCACTATTATTGTCTATAATTAATCGATTTTTTTGTAATGTATTTGGCGGTAAAGTATTTAAATATCTTGCCGCGGTAAGCTGCAGTACATTAGATAATAAATTCAACTTACCAACTAACGGGGTATTGTTAAATATAATATAGGCATCATTAGCATTGTTAACGATATCAATAGGTTGCCCCGTTAACGGTGCCATGTCTATTATAGCTTCCTGTAAATTCATTTCATAAACACTAGACAAGCTAGTAAAAATATGAAACGAATTTAACGGGTCTCTTCTACAAAAATTAATAATATTATTATTTGAAAGATTATTTAAATCATATGAATTCACAAGCTCTAGATTACTATTATATGCATTAATTGAATTATTATTAACAATATACATAAGTAGAGGCGTGACAAATTCATAATTAAAAAACCCTAACCCATAATCTGTAAAATTACCTATAATTTGATACCCACAAGGAACAGCCCAATTATCTCGTGATGCCCAAAAGCTTATTGTAAAAGTATTTAATGCATTATTAAATTGCGATACATCTATTGTTGCATAGTTGTTTCCATCAAATGTATATGTAGTTATGTTTGATTGAATACTAGGCTGTAATTTTTTATTATCTAAAGTTACATACGTAGTAAAATTTTTATTTTCTAAATTTATTTGTAACGATTTAATGTTTTCTTGTGCATCGTTTTTTCCAATTCGAGTATAAGCATATAACCCACCAGGCTCAAACGTTAGGCTCGAAGGAGCATCGTAAATACCATCTTTTAAATAAGATGAATACGAAGGCTGATAAGTTATAAAACCGGGTGTTGCAGATATTGCTTGAAATGGTGTTAGTTTTGAAGGGTTAAAAAATCTATCTACCCAAACAGGTTTTACAGTTATATCTGGTGCAGCTGAAAGCCACGAACAAAGCCACTGTCCTGTATGTTCACTAGTACTGTTACCTGAATTGCTTGTTTCGCTGTAGTTGCCTATTTTTTTAAAAATCTTATCACTACGTAGAGGGTGATCGCCTCCAACTGCACCAGCATCAATTAATTATGT